GGTATCTCTTATTCAATTTTTTTCTTAAATTTTCCTACTAAAAGTTTATACTAACTTTAAAATAAAAAATAGCCCCAAAAAACTGCTTTTCAAAATCCATTTTAAGCCGTTTTTATTTTTGATTGATATAGTTTTATGCCTCAAATTTTAGCTATAAAACGCAAAAAAAGAGGTAAGCTGAAATTAATCAACCTACCTCTAATTTTATAAAACTATTTCACTCCTCCAAGCCATTTGCAAAATCCTATTTTGTAGTTTGAAGTTCCACTAACATTATATCTTACCATTGCTCTGTTATTAAATATTCCAAAACAATCACAACTTTCTCTTGGATCTAAACTTCCTATTTTTTTAGTACAAGCTGTATCTGCATAAACATTTTCGCTTGTACTTCCATTTTGATATCTTTTCACTGGTTCATCACTTCCACTCTCTATATTTTTATTTTCATTTTCAACTGGTTTAATTTCTAAATAAGAACTAACCATGTTTAAAAATCTTTGCCAGCCCAAATCTAATGTACGGTGTGGGCAATATTTATTTGCAAAGTCTTGATGTTTCTTTACTCTATCTATTCCCCAGCCGTACTGTTTTAATAAATATGCTGTATATTCTGCTGCTAACTTCTCAGCCTCTTCAAATTGTTCTCCACCTGATCTTGAATAACAAATTTCTAATGATATTCCTTTTCTGTTACCACTACCATTTCCTCCATCTCCTGCATTCCAAGTATTTCGGTTAAATGGTATACCTTGTACAATTCTTGTATTATCTATTGCACAATGATATGATACCTTATTGTTATTTCCTATCATATAAGATATTTCTGACATTGCAGATGCATCATTTGCTGTATTATGAATTATTATAAATTCTGGATTCATCTGATGCGGACATTTTATTGAGTATTTGCTTTCTGGTACTAACATTTTAACTATTTCCATCTGCATCTTCTCCTATTCCGTCTGTTTCTGAATTAGAAAAATCATTTTCTGCTATATTCTTTTGATATAGTTCTTCTTTAAACTCTACTGTTTCTATTTGTACATTATCTTCCATCACTAGTCCTCCTTGTCTACTTCTGTTTTATCTGTCTTTCCTTTGCTGAAATAATATGTAAATACAGCTGTTACTAAATTTGTTACTAATACTAGTATTGTTTCACTTAATACTGCTCCAAATAAATTTGCTATTACAATAACAAACAATAATAATATCATTGCTATTGTTACAAAACTTTTTAAATCTTCCCATGCTTGTTTCATAACTTTTACTTCCTTTCTAAATCTTCTATTCTATGATTTGCAACTTTCATTTGCTCTTCCAGCACCGGCACTCTTTGTGCAAAATTATTGTGTGCTCTTACTTCTCTTGTTAATTCTTCTAATTTAGTGTCTGTTACTGCTTGTTGAGTTGTTAATGCATTTTCTATTCTTTTATTACTAGACATATTTGAAAAGACTACCCCTACTAGAGATAGCCCTCCTGTTATAATTGCTACGAGAATTGTCTCACTCATACTATTCCTCGCTTTCTTCCCATGCTGCAGGATAAGTATCAGGACTCCACACACAATTATCCATCTTACATATGTATTTCTTTCCGTTGAATGTTACTTTATCTCCAACTTTGTATGCATCATGTGCTCCGGGTTGGTTGCACATACTCTGGATATTCCTCAGCAGGCTCTGATGGCTCTTCTGTTGTGCTTTTCTCTTCTAATGCTTTTACTCTTGCTTCTAGATTATCTAATTGTTTTTGCATGTCATAACTGTTTTCTGCTCTAGCATTTGAACGAGCTAGATTGTCTAACTCGCTCTTTTCTGCTTCTGTTATTCTTCCTTCGATATACATTTTTGCTATTTTATAAAGCATATCTTCTAATTTGTAATCTTTTTTACTAATTACACTTTTTATTATTTCAAACATAGTTTCCTCCTAACTGATACTAGCAGCCTCTAAAGCTGCTAATCTGTTCTCATAATTTTTATTTATTGTGTCCTGGTCTTTCTTGTACTCTACTTCTACACTTGCTAATTCATCACTTAAACTTATATTTGTTATGTTTTTATATGTGTATAATTTTTGTTGTCGTACTGCTTTTTGTTCTTCTGTTAGTTCTAAGTTAATAGGTGTTGCTAATTTGTAATAAACTATGACAGGATTTCCTTCATCATATTTTGATTTAAGCAATGCTTTGAATGCTTCTAAATTAAGAAATTCATTTTTATTAACACAAAATCTTAAATTTTTTCCGTTATTATAGACTGCAATTGAATTTTGTTTGATTGTTGACGAATAAACAAAATAATTGCTACAACCATAACCATCTTTAGCACCACTTATATTCAAAGCAACAACAAAAATTTCATCTGTGGTTGCACCACTTAAAGCTAACTTTTCTGTTCCATCTAATACAACTTTTTCCCACTCATGATGTTCTACGTCTTTTACATAATCCCCTTCTAACATTTCTTGTTGTATTGGCATTATTGCTGTTTGAGATTGATGTTCGACTATATCTGTTGCTGTGTCTCCTACTTCTAATTGTAATTTTATTTCAATATTATTTAAAACCGTTCCTTTGTCTATCCAAATAAAATATCTTTTATATATTGTATCTTCTGTTATTTCAATTTTCTTTTTCTTTCCGACTGTTGCACTTATCACTGTATACCCTAAATTATCGAAACTAATATATAATCCTGACTGAATATAATTAGAACTATGTATATATTTCCCTTTTTTTATTTTTATATTTTTAGATAGTTGTATATCAAAACCGGCAGTTGCAGTTCCATTTAACTTTAATATTCCATTTTTAACAGAATAAGTTATACCACCTTTTGTTGTTTCCTCTGTGTTTGCAATATTTAAAAAATTCTTATTTACTACATCCATTTCTACACTACCCATTCCGTATGGAGAATATAAACCTGTCTCTTTTCCTTTTACAATTTTCATTCTTGCTGTAAATGAATATGTTGTTCCTTTGACTGCTTCAAAATTTAACGTTAATTCTTTTTCATCTTCAAACGTTGCTACTGTACTGTTATTTGTCTTTGAAAAAGTTAGATTTGAATTACTATCAGTACTATTCCAAAACCATACTTCTGGTGAATTTCCTTCAAGCACCTCATACTTAAATGCATGTGTTCCCTTTAATTTGAAATAATTAGCAATATTAAAATTAAAATTTTCTGTTGCTGTTCCTTCAACTTTAAAGCTTCCATCTATATATTTAGTTAACGTTATTCCTTTTGAAGTATACGTATCTCTACAATTAAACTCATTTACAATATTCCCAACTGTTTCAACTTCGCTTTGATAATCAGGACTTGGTGATACTCCATATTGTTCGTATGGTTTATCTTCTGTGCCTTTATATAACATGTAAGCATTAGTATAATTATTAAATGTTTCGGTTTTTCCAGCCGTTTGTAAATTCGCAGTATATTTATATTTTGATTTATCTACTGTAAATGTTACTTTTTTGCTTGCACTGTAATAATCAACAAATTTAGTTGGGTTTTCTATCTCTGTTTGCCTAATTTGCAAATAAATTCCACCTAATCCTGTTGCATAATTCTTCTGCCAAATCGTGTATGTTTCTGAATCTTCTAACTTATCAGTTATATCATATTGTATAAAATTTAACCATGCTGCCGTCATAGTACCATTCGCTACTATTGATTTATCTTCATTAGTTACAACAGTAACGCCTCCAACTGTTTTAGATACAAAATGTATTTGAAAAAGGTTATACCCTTCTCTCGTTGCTTGCTTATGTCTACCCTTAATTTTCCAATCAAAATCAAGAGTTCCGCTATCTTCTATATGAACACTATTTCCACTTGCACTAGCACTTGGTATTTGCTCTTTAATTAACTTATTTTCAGCCTTTAGAGTTTCATTCTCAGCTTGAACTTGTTCGACTTTGTTGATTAACTCTTTTGCATTTTGATTGTATTCAGATAACTTATCAGAAGCGTTTTCATCAAACTCATTTTGTTTATCTGCAGCATTAGAATTAAATGTCTCTGTTTTAGTTCCAGCATTGTCATTGAAAGATTTCTCTTTTAATTCAGTATTTTTATTATACTCATCTAATTTATCTGCAGCATTATCATCAAATGTTTTTGTCTTTGTATCATAATTGTCGTCAAACTCTTTCATTTTAGCAGTATGATTTCTATTGTATTCTGCTAGTTTATCATCTGAGTTAGTATTGAATGTCTTTGTTTGTGCTTCTGCGTTTTCGCCAAATGCTGTTGTTTTTGCTTCTGCATTATCATTTATTGCTTTCTGTTTTTCTTCAAAATTATTGTTAAATTCATCTGTTTTCTTTTTTGCATTTGTATTGTAATCTTCTTTTAAGTCTTTTATATTACTTGTTGCATTTTCAACAGTTTTTTGCATTTCAGTAAAGTTTTCTTGTCTTGCTTCTTCTGCTGTTTGTCTTTCTTCTTCATTTGATACTCTTTCACTTTCTGCTTTTTCTAGATCTTTCTTTAAATTTGTTAGTGTATCGACCCAGCTAGGATATTCTTCCGGAATAGTCGCAGTTGCATTTATTGAGTCTTTTACCTCTAACGGTATTATCTCTGATTTGAAGATTTCTTCATTATCATGCAATATTCTTAATTGAAACTTTACAAAACCAGTTTGTGCCATTAAACTTGACTTGATAGGTAGTTCATAGCCTTCTTCTGTACATTCAACCTCTATCATTCCTTTTTCGCCATTTGGTAACTCTACTTCTACTATTCCAGCTCCTTCTATTTTTTCATCTAAACAGAAAAGAAGAACTTCTTGTAAGTTCTCCCCATTCATTCCTAAACTTCTTCTATCTTTGTGTAATGTCTTTCTGTCAGACTTTCTTATTAATATTTTATTTATCATATCAAGTCTCCCTCTTCGTATATTCTATAATTACACTTACATCAGATGTCCTTTTTGACCAATCGAATGCTGTCTCTACTTTGAACTTGTCTTTTAAATAAGTAAATTTTATATATGCACCAGCACTGTCATATCTTAAATTTGAAGAAAATGTTGCCATATCTGTTGTATCATACCACGATGCTTGTGCATTTACTATCTTGTTTATATTTTCAACATTATAAGAATATTCAGTTGTCGACACAGGTATATTACTCAACTCTATTACTTTTCTGTATATGTCCTTACCATCTTTCCATTTTTTGCCCGTGTTTATTTCTGATGTAGAATATATATTTGCATTAGTTATTTTATCGTTTAAATCTTTTTGCAATTTATTTAAATTTTCAGAGCTTAAAGGTGTTTCACCTGAATACTGTGGCATATGTACTTCATATTCTTTGCCATCTATTACTACATATGCTCCTTTAACTAATTCTCCATTTTTAAAATTAACCATAGTATCAACCCCTTTCGTATTTTATTTTTATATTACTTTTTCCAAATTTATTTATTGGTATTGCTTGATAATAAAAATAACCTGTGTCCGTCGGTGTTTCTATTGTATCGTCATAAGTACCACTATGTACTAGTTGCCAAACTTTGTATTTAAAAATCACATACTTATAATTTGATTTGATTGGATGCATAGTAGAATTTGGATATATCTTATTGTCAGGAAAAATTAAATTATCTTTAGATAAATAATTCTCTATCCCCTGTATCTCTAATTCTGTTCCATTATTTTTTATCTGTACGTCTTTGCCTATTACAAATTCCTTATCTATATAATCTGAATATGAGGACAATCCAACGCTATACAATATTCCATATCCTTTATCATTAAAAGATTTCCAAGATTGTTCATTTTTATATATATTCGATTGATATATTATTTGTGGCACCCCGGTAAGGTGCTAAGTGAACAGGACCTGGTATTTTTGTTTTATCATTTGAATAAAACAATGCATCAGTTGTTATTATATCTTTTCTAGTAACTGATAGTTCTTGATTTTCTTGTAAATAAATATTATAATTTGATACATCTAATACTGCCATTACTAATACTTTACCTCTAGCCCACCACGAATTAAATCCTATTGCCGCAATTTTCTTTCCATAATAGTCTGATATTTGAGCATCAGCTGATTGCTTGCTATAGTCCCAAATTAAATCTGAAGTATATAGATATTCAGTTGTAATATTTTGCTCACTTATATCTTGATTTTCAATAGTACTTCCCATTAAACAAATGTCAAAATCAGTATTTTGTATCTCTGATTTCGCAGATAAATCTTCAAATACTTTATCAAATTTAATTAAACAATAGCAAGCTCTTGTATCTGCAGTCAACAAATTCACATCTTTTTCATCTAATTGTGCTTTTGCAAGTCTTTTTAAATATTCATCTAATATTAAATTATTAAAATCGTACTTTTTTTTACCCATTTTTATACTTACTAATTCATTTCTTATTTTCATACTTGTTAATCTCCTTGTTCTAATTCTATACTATGTACTTCGTTTATTTGTTCCTCAACAAATTCACTTAATATTACGGTATCAATACTCTTTTGATTTTCTTCTTTTTCTTCTGGCCTAAACAAGTCAATATAAGAAGATATTAAATCAGAACCTTTAACTGTTACTATCCATTTTTCATCAAGTTCATTGTTATATGTGTAGTTTATATCCTTTACTGCAAATTTTCCTTGTATATAAAAACCTGGCTTATCTATCAAGATTATATCCCCCAATTTCAAATTTGGCTTTTTATCGTATTCCAATGTTACCTGATTTATCATATTTGAATTTTGAGTTATTAGACTTCTAGCATAACTTATTAGCTGTGGTAATGTCGTCCATTTCTCTTGATAATCTATAGTTTTTTCAATTTGTCCACTTTTTGATATTATACCTTTTAATTTGTTTATTTCCTCAGAATACATAAATCTCATTGTTGTATATCTCAGTGCAGTGTGACTAATTATACGTTCTATTGTACCAGTACTATCATAATTCCACTTAAATCCAGTAATCAAATTTTCAAAAAAACTATCTCTTTGAAGGACAATTTCTCCTTCATCTCCAGTAGCGTTGCTAAAACTTATACTTCCTTTACTCTCATATTTTCCCTGTTGATCATTCCATACAGTTATATATTTTGAATAAAATTTTGCAGTTCCGTCATTTAGCCTTATTCTTAAGTCCAAATTATAGTAAGTCCCATTTTGACTATTTTTTTCATCTATATAACTTCTTAAATAATCTTCATCAATAATGATCGGATACTCAAAATTTACAATATCTCCTTTTTTTATTTTTTTATTTAATTGAATAATCGGATACGGTTCTATGTTTTCAGAATCTGTGTCACTTTCTGATTGATAAATCACTCTCACATTCTTGAAGTTAATCACATTAGCATAATCCACATTTTCGATTTTGGGTTGTATTTTAGATAATCCTTCCTCTTGTATTTCTCCTTTTATCTCTTTTTCTGGCTGTAATCCAAATAAATAATCTATTGAATTTACATATATTTCTTTTCTTTCGTTTATCGTCCAGAAAACATTACGTTTGAATCCAATATTATTCATACAATTTTCAACTGTTTCAAGTACAAAATTTACTGTTATCTGTCCGTCTGGAATATTTATTTCTTTTAATATAAATCCATCATCAATAAGTGGTTGCAAGACTCTCTTTATTGCTATTTCTAATTTATATGTTCCGATTAAACTTACACTTCTTTTTGTAGCAAGTTTTAAAGGAGACAACAATGTTAATGTTATCTCCCTTTCTTCTTCTTCCAGCTTCATATCGGATAGATCTATATCATCTAAGAATCCAGTAAATTTGACTGTTCCTCGCATTATATCTTCTTCGTTTTCTGCTTCAATTATTTTTATTTCTTGATACTTATACGGTATATCTGCAATTGTACATCCTGTAAAATCTATAGTTATGTCATTGAAAGTTACTTCATTGTTTGAAAACTTGAATCCATAACTACCTGCTATTTTAAATGTTTTGTTATTGTATACTACTCTTCTTATCATTAATATGCACCGCCTGTTCTTAGTATTTTTGACATGTATGGTGTTAATATTCTTCCCGCCTTTTGTCCATCAATATCTATACTTCCATCTATGTTAAATGCTGCCTGTATTACATTCAACATACTATTATTAGATTTTACACTTGCCTTAGCATTAACAGCTCCTGTCTCAAATGCTACTGCTTTATTCATTTCTGACATAATATCGTCATTCATATTGTCTATTGCTTTTAGTGCACTATCAGTATTAGCTTCTACTCCAACTGCGAAACCTTCTGGAATGAATTTACCTACTTCATCTCTAATTTTACGTGACGGAGAATGTATGTCAAATCCAGTTACTTTGCTTTTAAAACCATCCATAACACCATTTGTGAACTGTCCTATTTTTCCTACAAGCCAGTCCTTAGCACCGATAATACCTTTCCATAGCCCTTCAACTATATTTCTTCCTATTTTCATCATCTTATCTGGTAATCCTTTTATTGTATCAACAATACTATTAAACATATTTTGTGCTGCTTCTCTTGCTTTATTAGTTAAGTCTACTCCCCAATTTTTAACTTTGTTAATTACGTCTATAAGCCAATTCCAGATTCGACCAGGTAATTGAGAAAACCAGTTAATTACATTTTGAATCCATTGTGGTATAGTTTCCGTAAAAAATGAAACTATATTGTTCCATCCGTTTACAAAAAAATTCTTAATACTTTCTATAAAGTTGTTAATAAAATTTCTAAACACTTCACAATTATCATAAAGTAACTTAAACCCACCAACGAAAGGATTTGCTATAAAAAATAAAATCCCTTGCCAGTTATTTTTAACAAAATCAACAATTTTATTAAACCACTGCACAATAAAATTAACTGCTGTTGATACAACTTTCTTTATGCTGTCCCATAATCCTATCCAAAAGTTCCTAAAACTTTCACTGTTATTCCATAGATATATAAAAGCTACAACTAATCCTGCTATTAACGACACTACTAGTAAAATTGGATTCGCTGCTAATGTTGCATTAAGCAAAGCAAATGATTTTCTTACTGATTTGATTATTTTTTTTATAGCTAATGCGCTTTTAAACACAACAAAAGCCGTAGTTACTGCCATAACTACAGGTGCAATATCTTTTAGAAATCTGATTGTTTCTGGCAACTTTTGTGCTACATAATCTAATACCTCTTTTGATTTTTTTCCAATATTTGATATTATTTCTCCAATGCCACCTAATCCTTCATCTTTTAAGAACTGATCAAGTGAATTTATAATATCTGCAACGCCTTTTACAACTTGTGTTTTTGCAACTGTAATTGAAGTTGCAATCCCACCTGTTGAATTTCTAGCCTGTTCTTCAAAAGATGCAAAACCATCCACTCCTTCTTGATTTAGTCGAACTATTGCATCCATAAATTCTTCCATTGTCACATCTCTTACATAAGCAACATCTTTATCTGCTCCTCGCAATCCAGCACCAACCGCTTCTGTTGTCATTCCCATTGCTTTAGCTACTTGATTTAATTGTGCGGGCATAGCCATTTGCAATGTTCTCCATTCCATCATGTCCATACTGCCTTTTGCATATGATTGTGACAATTGTTCCAATGCACTTGATTGAATTTCCGTTCCTGCTCCCCCTGCCAATATTGCATTATTAAGAGCCAAAAAATAATCAGTACTTTTTGCTACATCATTATTTTTACTAGTAAACCTTTGTACTGCTAATGCCCCCTCATCAAGTGTAGTCGGCAATCCAGATAGTTTATCACTCATTTTTGCTATTGACTTTTGAGCCTCTTCACTTGATATTCCTAAGTTAGACATTACCTTCGGATAATTGTTTAATGTGTCTAGTCTTGAAATAGCACCATCAATTGAATTGTTTAATATTCCAAATGCTGTTGATATTATTTTGTCTATTCCTAATGCTGCTACTATATTTTTTATTTTTGTTCCTGTGCTGTTTACACTGTTTTCTAAACTATTTAATCCATTTTTAAAACCATTCTTGTCTATTTTAGTGTCATATGTCAATGACCCTGCTACTGCCATTATTTTGTCCTTTCCTGTAGACAAAATAAAAACACCTAGATTTCTCTAAGTGTTATGATATCTCTTATTTTACTATTTGATTAAATATCTTCTCATATTCTTGTGCTTGCTCAGGAGTTAAGTCTTTTTCTAACCTTAATAATACATTTCCTTTACTATATATATATTGTGCAAATATACTAGAAGAATTTGATATTTGTTCTATATATTCTTTTCTTTTCTTCATATCTGTTTTATTATTGAAAACTTCTATTGTTCCTCCTTTAGCATCGTTTTCTTCAACATATTCTTGGCTTATCCTATTATCTGCAAAATTAACTTTAGAAGTATACTGATTTGGTCTCCCTAATAAATTATTAGAATCTGTTTCTTCTGTATACACAACAATCTTTCCAATATTATTGTTATTATTTTTTAACTCATTACATATTTCCTCTGCTGTCATATTTTTGCTTGTAATAATATTTCCTTTTCGACTAAAAAAAATACTTCCAACTATTCCAATTATTGCTATAATTGCAGTTACTATAATAACATTAAGTATATTATTAGCACTTTTTATTGACTTTTCATTCATTTTAATTCCCCCTTTTATTTTTATAAAAAGAGTATATCACTTTCACTTGATATTTATTGTCGAAATTTGTCGAAAATAAAATTATTTTAAAGTTTCATAAAGTTTATTCAATCTTTCTTGCTCCTCTGCCGGAAGTGGTAATTCCCAGTATTTTCTCAATTCAATCATATTTTCGTCTTTTCCTGTATACGCTCTATATCCCTTTATTTTTACAAATTCAGTATCGTCTTTTAATGATTTTAAAAGAGCTTTAAATTTCCACCAATGCACTTTGTCATATGCTAAATCAATTCCATATTGCTCATAAAAAGCTCCGTAAATATATTCATCGTCATATTCATACGAATATATCTGCTTATTTGAACCTTTGCCATTTCCTGTTATTTTGTGATAATCTTCTCTACCACATTTATAAAACCAAATTAGTTTCTCGCAAGCTTCTTTATACAACTCTGGAAAATATAACAATTTTTGATAATTTTCCAAACTAAAAAAAGCAGGATAAAAATGTCTCAATCCATACTTTATCTTTTCTGATTTGTCGACACTTTTATCCTGCACTATATTTTCAAAAGATATCATATTTCTATAGTCTACATTTATTTTATATTTTTTTCCTTGTAAAATTACAAAATAAGGTAGCTTATTAAACATAATCATATTAATATCTCCTACGATTTCTATTCCTGTTATAATTCTTATATTGATTTGTTCTATTATAATTTCTTCTTTGTTCTCTATTCATAGTATTACTCATATCTTTATTTATATCTTCTACTGCATTTGTTACTCTTCCTAACACATTACCTGCTGTTCCTTTAGCATATGCCTCAAAAACACATCCCAAAATATTTAATTCTATATTTAAATCTAATTCTTTATATCCATCACTTACTCTTTTTCTATTTATTTTCTCAATAGCACCTTTTCCTAATATTTTTTCTAACTGTGCTTCTATTACATTTTCATTTTCTTGATCTATGTTCTTTAACTCATCTATACTATCTAAATTATTAATTTCAAAAACTATTCCATATAAATCTATCTCTATTTTACTATCTGTATCTTTATATCCAAAACTTATTCTTTTATTATTTTCTATCATTTCTTAAAATCCTCTCTAATATAATTATCTTTAATTCTACCTCTTAATTAATTACGCATTTTCTGTAAATGTCTTTGTTGATGTATTGAATGTTCCGTCAACAAAATCTCCTACACCTTTTAAATCTCCACTGAATGTTATTGTTTCACCTGGATTTGGTGTTTTACTTGATATAACTGCTGTTGTTTTTAATTTTCTTGCTTTATATGTATTTTCTTGTTCTGCTACAGGATTCCATAGTTCAACAATAAATAAGTCTTGTTGAGCATATTTTCCTGTTTTCCTATCTCTAAAAATACTATATAAGTATTCAACAACTTTATTGTTTTTTATAAGGTCACTTTCTATGGCAAATTGATTGTCATATCCAGTTACTTTATTTGTTTTTGATTTATCTCCAATGTATTGTGTAGATTTCTCAGTCGGATTTGAACTTTCTTCAAATTTTGTAACACCAACATTCATTAGTTGAATATCAGCTGTTGCGTCAGAAGCCTTAGTAGCTTCAATATCTAAGTAATAAGCTTCATCATACGCCATTACTTCTACTTCTGAATTATCTGTAGCCATCTTTAAATTCCTCCTCGTACATTAAAATAAAGCTGTAAATAATACGTACTTATAGAGCCATCCTCTTCACTCTCATAAGTTATTGCATTAGCACAGCTTACTTGTTTTATTTTTTTATTTTCTAAAGTTGGATAATTCTTAGATTGGTTTTGTTTATCTATCCAATCGCTCAAATCATCCAACCAGTCTAAGTTATTTAATCTTTGTATGTCATCTTCACTATTCGCCTTTAAAAGCAAAATGTATTGATATTGTCTATACCAACCTTTTTCTCCAACATATTTTAATCCTAAATTCTCTACACCACTTCTTTGTAAAGCGAGTGTGTCGGTTTGGTCTGGAAGCTCTTCTGTATGAATCATTTCTGCTATTTCTTTTATATGTTCATATTGTAATAACCACTCATTTATTGCACTATCCATTAACTTAACCTCCTCGCAAAATTTGCTGTTTGATTTAATATACTATCTTTTTTGTCTGCTTTCATTCTCTCAAAAGGATGTGCTCCTCTCAAAGAATCACTATGATATTTTAAGTTTTTATTTATAACTACTTTCTTTTCATTCTTTCTTGCCCAAGCTCTTCTACTATCAACTCCAACCATTACTTTTCCTTCTGCTTGAAATCTAGCATAACGGACATTTATAATGATTCTACCACTTCCATATTTTGAAGCAGTTGGAATAGATTTCTCTTGAACCCCGCCTTTTTTTGAAACATATTTCATTAAATATTCAGCTGTAGTTTTATCCAAGAATGTTTGTACTTTTCCTTTTTCCTCTATTCCTAAGCTGTTGTAAATCGTTTTTAAAGGTTTATTTTTTAATATAATACCCATTATATACATCCTAATTTTATATGGTTTGGCAAGTCTTCATCATTGAAAACAAGCTTATCAATAGATGTTACCTTGTGCACATTTTCTGCACCATATATCTTTGTTAATTGTGTTAAAGGAGAATTACCTTCAATTTTATCTTTAACCTCTTTGTTTACTATTACATCGTTTTTTTGTACAAACCATTTTGAATTATACTCGTCAATATCAAATATCCTAACAAGAGCATTATCGGTTGAACTAGATCCACTTTTATTATGATTTGATATTGATGTATTTCTATAACTTGCTTCTACAACATATCTGTTCCAAACATTATCGGATTTATGATAAATAGTTATTTTTTGAGTTGGAAAATCTTCCATAGTCTCCTCCTACAAGAAACATGTTAGCTCGTCTGGTAAACAGGCTAATATTTCTCTTTTTGATTTTGTGTATTCTTCGTCTGAAAGCACTTTGAAATTCTTAGTTACACCATCTATTGAGTATGATGTTATCTTTCTATTTGTACTTTCCTGTTTTTGGTTTATTAAATCAACTAAAGCACAAGCAGTATATTTCAACTGTTCTTGTGCTTCTTCTGGCAAATTTTCTATTTTAGTTTTTGTTAGTCTTGTATTGATATTCTTGTCAATTTCTCTACTTGCTTTTAAAACTAGTGAATCAAAAGAATCCTCGTCTGGTATTGTTCCTTTATACTCTATTTCATAATAATAATAGTCAGCATATACCATGATTATCAACTCCCTTATGCAAAATCAACTAATAAGTCATCGTTTAAGTCTTTTATACCATATATGATATCAAAAGAAATCTTGTCTGTTTTTGTGTCTTGATCATATCCATAAACAACTCTTACAGCTAAACCATTTGCACTAGCAATAGCAGCTTTTGCAGCTCCTGCTGGTAATTCAAGTGCTCTTGTTACCAATGCTAGTCCATTTCTGTGAAATCCTAACGAATGTTCTTTGATTATTGGCATTGCTTCAACTGCACTTGCTATATTTTCTACTATTTTTTCATCAACTTTTATTGTTGCTGATCCAGATGCTGCTGTAACTGCTTCTGAAACAGTATAAATATATCCATTTACTATAATTTTATCTCCTACAGCAAATTTTCCTGTCGCAGGTGTAACACTTGATGCTGTAAATTGTGTTTCTCCTTTTGTTCCAGTTACTTTTAAAGCTGTTACAGTACCAGCTGTATCTGCTGAACTTGAAGGAACATTTTGGCTCATATATGTGTTCATTGTATATGCTTTACCTATTGTTGCATCTCTTAATGCTTCACTTGATCCACTTTGTGATAAGTCTGTAAATTCTGTTAATGTGTTGTATTTATATAAAGCATCTACACCTAATACTAAGTTTCTTAAACTATCTCTTGGTGCTTTCTTCTTATCTAATGCTTTTCCTATATTTGCTAGATCTTTTATTACTGGTGTTCCTGATATAGGAACTTTATTTGCAGCATTTTGAATGCCAACTGCTAAAATATCTCCATCTACAGCTTCCGCTATAGCTGACATTGCAGGTTTTACAACTTGTTCTGAAAAGTCGCTTATATCTAATGTCATTTCTTTTGAAGTTATAGGAACTGTTATATCTCTATATCTATCCATTTTTACTGTAGTTTTTCCTTCTGACAATTCTTGTTCCTCAGTTTTTCCTAAGAAATTTTTTGCCACAAATTTAGCAGGTTTTTTTATTGTTATTGTATCTCCTACATTTACAAATTCTTTTGAATAATCTCTATGTACTAGCCCTGCCATTACTAAATTACTTTCTAATTGCATTAATGCTTCTTTAGCAATTATATCTGGTGTTAATATTGTATTTCCCATTTTTTTCTCTCCTTTATACTTTATTGTTTCTTTCTGTAAGCTTTATATTCTTCATAGCTCATTTTTGATAAATCCGGAGTTTGTGTATCTTGATGTTCTCCTCCTAAATCTATCGTTTTTTCTGTTTCTTCTTTTCCTGAATATAAAAATTTAGGATTATCTTTTAAGAATGTTTCTAAATTATCTTCAAAGTCTCCTTCCATCTTTGAAACCTTAAATATTACATAATCTAAATCTTCGACATTTACTCCTGCCCTTAATGTTTTATTCTCTTTAAATAAATCATCATTCTTAGATAATGTATTCTTATATTCATTCTCTCTTTCTGTCTTTTTTTCTTCTTCCGTTTTTTGGTTTTCTTTCCAAGTTTTGAAAGCTTCCATTTCTTCTTTTGGTGGTAATTTTTGTTTTAAAATACTTTTTACTGCATTGTTGTAATCCTCTTCTGTTTGAAATGTTTTATAAGCTTTCCCCTCATCTTTTTTTTCAGTAGCTTGAGTATCTACTTTTTCTACAGATTTATTATTTTCTAATTCTGTTGTGTTTTCATTGTTGTTATTTTCCATAACTATACCTCCCGTTTTACGTCCGTTCGACTTTTTCCCAGTTTCTTTTGTGCCTATCCCGTAAAAAGGCAATGAAAAAAAGAAGCTCGTCAGCCTCTTATGTATTTTAAAATATTAATAACTAAATTTATTTTGCAACAGTTATTCTTGAATAGTCCTTTTCAAGACCAGTTTCTTTACAAAAATCATTAAACTTTTTGTTTAATATTGCTAATCTACTCTTTGAAGCTTTAGTATCTTCTCTTGCTTTTTCTAGTATTTTTATTGTTCTCTTAGTCTTTCTTATTGCATTTTCAAGTTGTCTTTGCTTTTGAGTAGCCTCATAATATGGTATTTTTTCTCCATTAAATTCTACTGTTGCATCTTTATATTCTTTTAATTCTTTATTTGTACACTTAGGTTCTGATATTCCCAGTATTATTCCAAAGTATGTGTGTCTACAATTGTATTCTTTCCACAATCCTTCAACATCTGCCCATAACCCTATATTATATTTATCTGAATCTTCTTTTTTTAGTGCGTATTGCTTTCCTTGTGCTTCTGCATGAGTAGGTCTAGCGCCTAAATGTGCTGTTACTTCATACCCATCGCACCCAAGATATTCTTCAATATTTCTGTTTATCAAATTAGCTGCTTGCATAATACCTGTCATTACATTTCTTCTTACTGCAACTTCCAACTGAACTTTTCTTCCTGCCTTGTCTTTTAATGTAATTCCCGCATCTGCTAAACTTTGTACTGCGTTTTTAATTGCTGTCGCATAGTCAAATGCACCACTGGCAATTTGCATATATGCTAAATCTACTGCATCTACATACATTTGTTGACTTTGAAACGCTATTGTGTTTGTCAAATTTTTTAATGTCTTGTCTGTTAATTTTAAACCTTGATTTAAAATCTTATATTGACTTTCGCTTAATTTAAATACTTTGCTTCTGTAGTCATACAGTTCTTTATAAGCTTGCATATCTTCTTGTGTCATATTTTCAAAAAGCTTTTTAAGTTGTTTTTTTCTTTCGGCTGTTAGTAACGATGTTTTTTCTAATGATTTGTTAAATATATCCGCACCATTCGTTTGCACTAATATCTTCAATTCATCTTTAGTTGTTGATGTTATATCATTCATTCCTGCTATTCTTTGAATTATATCTGCTGTAATTTCTATGTTTAACTTATTATATAGTTCAACAACTCTATTAAACTCTATTTTTTCAAGATATTCCGGTGTTAACATACATTACTCCTTTTTAATTTCTAAATCTGATATTTGGTCATCTTCTCTTATTTCTTTTAATTCTTCTATTGCTTCTTTTTCTGTCATTCCATATACTTTCATTAAGTATCTTTTTTTGCTCATCAACCCCATAGAAACATCTTCTTTTGCTTTTTGTCGAGTTGTTGCGTCATCTTCTAAGAAACCATCTACATCAGCAATTTCAATATTCTGTTTTTCATCTATCTTACTATTTCCTAACATTTTTTCACAAAGCAATAAAGCTCTACAAATGCCGATAAGATATTCATTGACAGCCTTTCTATTTTTATTTCCGTTGTTTACGAAATCTTTATTTGACAATACAGCCTCTGTTGCAGTAGCAATATTTCCGCTTTCAAAAGAATAATAATGTGTTCCAAATCCAACTTTAAATGATAAATTATCTAATGCAAATTGAACTCCTGTTTTATTATCTCCTACTCTTAAATCTGGATTATACTCAAATATGTATGGTTTTTCTGTTCCATCATCCATTAAATCATTTCCTATTTCCATGAATTGTTGTTTTCTGACATCTGATGGATACACTACTTTTTCTCTTGTTCTAACCTCTCCATTTCCATCCGTATAATCTTCTGTTTCGATTCTCGTAAGTTTCTTATTTATTACTAATACTTTTTGTCCTAGCTTAAAGTCCATTCCAAAATTGTTGTATACTAAATCAAGAATTAATAATTGATCCATACTATCTCCAAACAAGGATATTCCCAAGCCATTGTTATCTGAAATAGGATTTAATCTGCTAATTTTCCCAATACTAAATAATGGAACATCTGATAACGTGTTGTAAGTATCTACTACTCCATCAATCTTTATCTCTGTTCCATCATCTTTTATAAAAAATTTATTTGTAACTTGATATCCTTTGTCTTTTAATTCATGCAGTTCTAAATAATATACATCTTTAATTTTATTGTTTATTAATCTTTTTTGCTTACTAACAATTGCACAATCAATTATCTCTCCATCTTCTATCGTAAGAGGAATTATTTGATTTGCTCCAACATCTATTGTCTGTATTTTGGTTTTGTTGTTTTTGCTTAATATATATCCATCTTTTGTTTTAGAAACCGTGGCATTTTTTATTCTCGTAACTGTACCAATTGTTCCAGTATATCCCATTTTTTCTATATTGTCTGACAATTTTTTCAAAACTTTTGCATTCTTTAAATTTTTTTGTAATAAAGTATTGTCTTTCTTAGCTGTTATTGTAAACGGTTCACTTGTTATGGTACTTGCAAAGTCTTCGCAAACTCTCTTTCCCATACCTAATGTATACATAGGATATTCTTTGTTATCTATTGTTTTTACGTTTAGCCACTCTGCTTTTCCTTTCCATACATCAATCCATTTGTTTATATATGTATAGTAACTTTGTGATATATTGTTATAACCTCTTTTCTTTAAAAACTCAAATACAACTTCCATTTTATCCTCCAATTCTTAGTAGTTGTTTATACCATTTTTCAATTCCATAATTGTTGGCGTCAAGTATATCTATATCTGATGTTCCATCATCAAGATAACGATCGTCTTCAGCTTCTTCATCTTGCGTAGCTTCTTGTAAACCTTTTATTATTTCGTCTGTTTCATTTTTTACAAATCTAATTCTATCTTGCATAAGAAGAACTCCCCATAAATGAATACGGCTAGATATATCAATTTTTTGACTCCCCACTATTGGTATACCTAGTCCATTTTTTATTAATACTTTTCTCAAAAACTCAATTAATTCTGGTTCAGCTCCATCACAAAAGATTATTTGAATACTTCCCCATTTCTTAATTACATATTTAACATGTTTTATAAAACCTTTTTCAAGTCTTGCTAATGTTTCTCCTATTCCTAAGTCGTCTGTAACTTTTTCTCCATTTTCTGTGCAATCAACTTCATCACTTCTTAAAACATCAACATAATCAAACCTTCTCGATATTCTTTGAGAACAAAAAGCATGCGCAGAGCCATTCTTTCCAAAATCAACTCCTGTTGTTATAAAACCACTTCTTGCATTATCAATCATATATCTTGCCTTATTGTTTGCAATGTCACCAAACAATACTCCTGCGCTTGCAATCCTATCTCCTCTTATATCTCTTTTATACCAAATGCTGTTCTTGTTATATGTCATTAAAGTCTTTTTTAGTTTTTCATTACTAATTGATAGATTATTGAAAATATTAAAATGTCCATAATTGTATCCATAGCCTCTAATCTTAGTTTGCTGCTCTTCATGAAATTTTAAAAAATCTGTATAATACCAATGTGCTGGAGGTTTTGGATTTAAATCATGAAATATTTTTCTATCACTGCTAGATAAAGTTCTATCCATTACTTCATTAAGAAACTTCTTATGGCATTCATTAGCTTCCGTCACATATGCCATTCCATATGTATTTCCTTTTATATATTTCTCATCACCATCTTTAGCTCCGCCACTTATCAGCACTATTTTTGTACCAGTAATAGTATATACATATATGCAATCTTTGTTTTTATATTTTCCTTCGTGGCATCTTCCTTCAAAATAATTACTTAATCCATAACCATCGCAATCTATAATGTTTAATTTTGCACTAGAAATTGATACCCCCGCTACAAGGTGTAACTTATCTGGGTGATTTTCTAAAGCGATGCAAAAAGCCAATGTATTTATTACATTTTTGCCTCCTCTTTTTCCTCCTTCTGCAACATTCAACCAGGAAGTTTGGCATTCTTGGATATATTGAGCTTGTTTTTCATCAAAAGGACTATATTGGTTCATCTAAATCATCCTCTGTTCTTACTTTTTGAGGCTTATTAATTAAAGTTGCTATATTATAAATATTTTTATTTATTTGATTTGTATCATTTTCCTTTTTATCGCTTAATATATCATTTAAATCTTTCAATGCTGATGCAAGCATCTTTAGACCTTGTCTATCTATAATATCCATATATGATTTTATTTCTTCTTCTTCGTTTATTGTTTCTTTACTTGGCTTGTTGCATTTATAATCATATTGTACTGTTTTGGTCTTTTTCTTATTTCTTGCTATATGCATGTTAAGTTCATTATTAGCTTGTACTACTTTACTTAATAACTCATTTGCCACATCTTTTATTTGTATTATCTTGTTAGCTTCATTTTCTGATTCTTTTTCAATTACTTTTTCTATTATTCTGGTCTCTTTCTGGTCTTGTTTTAGTCTCTTTTTTTCTGTCCAGCCTTTTGTTTTAGCTTTCGTTGTTCCATTGTATGGTATTTTTTTATTTTTTATAAACTGACTAACACTCTTAAAGTCACTTAATATGTATTCTTTTTCTAGCTTTTTCCAATCGTATTTAGCCATTTCACCACCTACTCGCTACTTTTAGTTGCTACCTCTTTGCCTTCGTCCACAAAACCTTTACTTTTTAATTCATTATATCTTTGATTTTCTGCTTTAAACTTTTTTCCTACAGTATATTTTTTTAAGTTATTCTCTTTATCGTTAAATTCTTTTATTACTTTTCCTTCTATCATTTTTCTTTCTCCTTTTAGGTTTATAATTAAAACAGATGCCGTAGTTTTTACAACCGTTACATCTGTTTTTCATACAATATTTCATATTCATATGTTACTCTTTTCTTTTTTGGCGTAAGACTGAGGACACGAACCCCATACCTTTTAGGTACACATTGTTTAGCAAACAAGTTTCAAACCTCTTGAATTAATCTTACATATATTAGAGCTCACTAGAAAAGCTCTACAAAATGAAAGGTCGTGATTTTTTTATTTATATCAACATATCTAGTATCTGTTAATACCTAATTATTTAGAACCCGCTAGGAAAGTTCTTTTGTTCCTATTTTTACCGATGAAAGGAGGTGATTGCGTTACACCTTTTATATTATCAGTTACCTAGCATACTGGTAATACCAATTAAAAAAGAGCTTATCTTCGAGGATAAACTCTTCGCTATATTATAAAAATATCTTTGTAATATTTTGTCGATTTTTTGTTGACAAATTAGACTATATTTTATATACTACCTTTAGTCGATTGAACGTATATATAACTCCTTTAAGTTGGGTGCATAAATTAGTAATTGACATCTTGCATTCCAACTATTAGTTTATGCACCTAACTTTTCGCTTGAATCGTTATGTGCAAATACAAATAAAGGAGGTCTATACAAATGATTAAATTATTAATAATTTTAATCATAAGTGTGATTTTCTTTTTACGGATTGGGTTGGCTCATACATATGTGTGCTAAGAACAATTATTCGTTAGCTTATCAATCAACAAAAAGAAAATTTGAGATTTACCCTAACAAAGAAAATCTCAAATCTTCACACAATCAATCGGTTGAGTAAGGGCTTGCCCTTGCTCTTTTTTATTTATCTTATAATATGTATTATCTTTTGTCAATTACATTTATATTACATTTATATTACAAATATGTTACAAATGTAACCATTTCTTTAATTATTATACCCTACTTTTGTTGAAAAATCAATATTTTTTGAATTTTTTTCGTGTTTTGTTGCAATAGCAACAGCTTTTTGTTTATTTATTGTTCTAATTTAATAATAAAAGAGCAAACATTCAAAACATCTGCTCTTAATAAAAAAACAATCGGAACATAGAGTGCCTCTTATTGAACACACTTCTAACTCTACTGATATTATATCTTGACAGCGTCACATTTTCAATCAAAAATCTGCGAAAAACTGCCAATTTACAAATTTTTTTAAATTATATGTCCTAATGCTCTTGCAAAACTTATTAATGTACTATTATGTAGTCTAAAATATGTCCTTTCTGATATATCTAACTTTTCCATAATGTCTTTCATTTGATTATCTGGTAGTAAATATCTTAATCTAATTATTTCTCTTCTTATACTTCCTTTTTTTAACCTATCAAAAACTCTTTCTATTGCGAATATCTTTCTTTTTATTTCTTCGTCATATTCTATACTATCTTCAATTATTGAATGTCTGCTATCTCTATCTATGAAGTTTTCTTCCCAATATCCTCCTAATGTGACCGGTTCTCCTCCAAGTCCCTGGCATTCAATTCTAACAATCCAGTCAGGATATTTTCTTAAATCTGCTATTGTATTTCTTTTCGCTTCTCTATCTAGTTTCATCTGTACCCTCCTCAAATTTTTACTTTTTCTACTTTTAAGTCTGATTTTGGTGGTTTTACTATTTCTTTTACTAATCCCAAATCATATCTTGTAAAACATATTTTGTATTTTTGCTTTACTTCTTCGTATAAAAATAAATTATCATTGCATTTTTCTATAAATTTATACTTATGTATTATAATTTCTCCGTCTTGTTTTTTCTTGCCTCGTTATATATCTCGGTATTTTCATTTGTATCATTCCTTTTCTTTTACTTTCTTCTCATAATATTCTTTTACCCAATTTTTATCGTGTATCGGTGATGTTAATTGTTCTGACATTAAATCTATTATTTTGTCTTTCTCAATATTTTTTGCATTTGCTAAGTCTAATTGATTTTGTAATATATGTGTATCTCTATCATATTCTTGTTTTATCTTATCTCGCTCGTCCGCAATTTTCATTATTGCTTCAAATAATCTTTTTGCTTCACCATTAAGCTTTTCTGGTCTTACTCTTTGTAACTCATCTAATACCTTTTGTGCTTGTTCATTTGTCATAGATCAGCCCTCCTCTAAATCGTTAAATGTTTTCTTATACTCTTCTATTGCGTTTAATTGATTTAGTATCTCTTTTACTTCATCAGTCTCTAACAATTCAATATAATCTTTATCTGTATACAAAACATTAGAGTCTTTAACATATTCTCCTATATGCACGAAAAATTGTCCTTTTTGTGTTTTGTATAATGTATGTATATATTGTGGATATGTATCAAAAACTAATCCGTTGTGCTTTACTGTTTTTCTATATTTAATTATTTCTTCTGCTTTGTCTGTATCATAAACTTTGTTATTTAATAAATATCTTCCCATTTTATTCTTTCTCCAACTTCTTCACTCTTTTATCTATTTGTTTTACTGCTTGTAATATTTCATTTATTGTTGTTCTAGTTTTATTATGATAAAATTCTAAATCATCATCTGACATTATATTTACATCGTAACAAGTGTCATTTAATTCTTCTATACTGTCTATATCTATTTCATCTTCTATTAATTCAATATCTGTATCAAATAACCAATTTGCATAAAGAAAATCGTCTATATCTTCATTTTTTAATATAATTTTACCTGAACAATCTCTTGATACTATTACTGTTATACTTACTTTATTTGTTTTATTTGTAAATTTTAGTCTATCTCCGTTCTTTTATCTCGCCATCTGCTATTGCTTTCATTAATTCCCAGCCTTTATATATTTTTGACATTTAGTTTTCCTCTCTTTCTTCTATTAGTTCTTGCATTTTTTCTAGCTTAATATATTTCTGTGCATTAATAATTGTTGCGTCGTCTGGAAATTCTGCATTTCCTTCAAATACAATTCTATATTCTTTATTATTTAATATTTCTTCTATCTTGTCTTTTACTTTTTGAATCCATTTTTGATTTATATCATTTTGTGCATTTTCTATTACTGCATTGTATTGTTTGTCCGTTAAATGTATTGTGTATTTATTGCTTATTTCTAATTCTTCATTCTCTTTTTGTAGTTTTTCGATTAGATTTAATAAAGTTTTAAATCTAATTTGATGATTTTGAAAGCTATCTTCTTCCGTTATTCCTAATGCCTTCAATAATTTTTCAGTATCAAAATCTGCACTAAAACTAACTTCTTTGTTTTGATAATATTCAATAGCATTCTTTTCTTCCTCGTTCATTTATTCCTCACTTCCTTTAATTCATGAATATTATTTTTATATGATATATTTTGTTGTCTTAACAATTCATTCTCTTTTAATACTCTTTTATAATCTGATAAAAGATGCTGTTCACATCTGTTTCTTTCTAACATACATTCTTCTTTTTCATATCTACCACATATATGACATTGATTAGTAGAACATAATTTTAATCTTTCTATATCTTCTTCTATACTATTTTCCACTACTCGTCCTCCTTGATATCTTCAATATCAATATTCAATAAATATTTCCATATCTTCTTTTGTAACCAATTAAATTTTGTAGAAACCTCTATTTTTACATCCGCTCCACCTAATCTCGCATTTCCTATTTTTATAATTGATTTCCCTCGTTTTCTCAAAGATATTATTCCATAATCTATATCGGTTGATATTTCTATTTTATTTTCTTTCACTTAAAACACCTCCTAGTTAATTTATTTTAAATATCCTGTTCTACTATCAAAATTTTCTTTATATTCTTTACTATTGACTTTTATATTTTTTATTCTACTAAATCCATAGCAATCATATAAACATATATATACTTCGTAAACTTCTTGAGTTATAGTATCTCTATGATATACCTGTGCATTCATTCCTCTTGTGGCAAAATTAAATATCAAACAATGAACATTATATGTATCTAAATCATCTGCAACTACTAAATGAAATAATGTATCATCATAATGTTTTTGTAATTTACACCAATCGCAATATGCTTCAATTAGTGTTTGTCCTGTTCCAGCAGCACAATCATAAAAAGTATTATTATCTACTTTTGTAGTTAGTTTTGACATAATTTTAGTTGCCTCAAATGGTGTAAAACATTGTTTTAAATTTTTAGAATTAACTGCAACCATCATTGTATATTCGCTTAATAGATCTCGTTCAATGCCAATTTGCTTTTGTAATTCAACAAAATCGTAAAAAAATTCTCTCTTTTCATACTCTTCTTTTAAGTTTTTTTCGTTTAATGTTCTTACATATTCTATAAAATTGTTTCTAAACCCTAATATATTTTTTTCGTCTTTTATTCTATATTTTAAAAATATATTGTCTAATTCCTTTACTGCTTCTGTAACTTTCACTTTATCCTCCCATATATATTCCATTTTTATGTGTAATACCATCTATTTCTGGTATAATTCTATATGATTTATGTTCTATTCCTTCATTAATATATTTGCATACTGTTGTTGTGCTTAAACTTAAGAAGTCTGCAACCTCCTTTATTGTTCCAATATAATCCAATCTACCAGTATTTTTACTAATACAACATATTCTACCTTTATATGATGTTTTATACTCTTTTTTATCTTTGTTTTTAGTAAATATACTATCAAATTTCTCAATTGCCTTTCTTTTTGCTTTTTGAGAAGTGTGAGTATATACTTTTAATGTTACATCAATGTCAGAATGTCCTAGTATTTCACTAATAGTTTTTATGTCAGAACCATTTTCAATATTTATGCTTGCAAATGTATGTCTTAAGCTATGAAATTTAAGAGGTTCTATTCCGATTTTTTTCATAAATGTTTGATATGTTCTTCTAAAAGTCCTTGGTTCTGTCCACTTTGCTGTTCCTGTCAATACATACTCATTTTTATTGTCTTTATATAGTCCTCTTAATATTTTAATCATTTCTTCAGTAAGTGGTATTTCTCTATTACTGCTTTCTGTTTTTGTAGATGTTATTTTTATTTCAGATGGGTTTATATCTTTTGTAGGGTCGTATGTTCTCTGTAATGTTTTGTTTACATACACACATTTTCTTTCAAAATCAATATCTCCAAATTGTAATGCACATAATTCTCCTATTCTCATTCCAGTATATAATCCCAGCAATATTCCTGCTTTTTTATTATCAATTTGTTGTAAAATTGCATTTATTATTTTTTTGTATTCTTCTTCGGTATATGTTTTCTTTTCACTTCCAATTAATTCTTGCTTTTTATATTTTATCTTTCTTTTTGGATATGTAAATTGTGGTATTATTCCTTGTTCTTGTCCATCTGCGATTATTTGTTTTATAACTCCTAAGCAATCTTTCGTTGTTTTTATAGATAATTGATTTTCTCCTTGTGCTTTATATACAAAAAACTGTAATATTTCTCCACTTAATTCGTAAAATCTTACTTCTCCCAAAATAGGAATAATATTATTTTTTAATAGATTAGCATAATTACAATATGTCGAATTTTTAACTTCAAATTTCTTCTTTTCTAACCAATATACTGCATAAAATTTAAACTTATCTTTTTTTTCTTCTTCTCTTTTAACTAATGCTGTTTCAATTTTTTGACTTTGTTTATCATCTATTTTTATATTTAAAGCATTTAATATTTTTTCTGTATCATTTAAAGTTATTTTTGCATTACCTTTTATAAATTCTTTTAATATAATTTCACTTATTCCTGTTTTTAAAGAAGCAATGTCATAATGACTATTTATCGTTTTTTCTATTACTTCTTTTAACATATCTATTCTCCTTTCTCTAATTGCTTTTCTACTTCGTTTAATCTATCAACAAATTCTTGTAAGATCTTATAATCTGATAAATCTATTTTTATAGTTTCTAGTTTTTCAAATTCAATGTCTGAAACAGCTCCATAAAACAAGTGTGGCTCGTTTTTCATTACTATTATTTGTCTATTTTTTATATTATTATGCAAAAATTCTTTGCATACTTGATATAACGATTGCAATGCAATATCTTTTTCATACAACTTTTTATTTAATATTTCTATTTGCTTTTGTAATGGTTCTCTTGCTTTTTCATATTCAGTTTTATTAAGATTACTATTTAATTGTTTTATATCAGTTTCTAATTTACTATCTTTATATAAAAACATATCTATTCTTCTCCTGCCTTTTTTCTTTCTCTGTAAACCCTTTGATATTCTTTGTTGTACAATTTTTCACAATGTTTGCAATAACAGTTACATCTGTCTTGCTTTTTCATATATCTAAATTCTGATTCTTCTTTAACTTCTCCACACATACTGCATTTTCTAACCATTCTCTTTTCTTTAAATAAATCATCATCTAATCCGTGTAATTTCCTTGTTGCTATTAGTTCTTCATTATCTGATACATCTGCCATAATCATTCATCTCCTTTTCTCTTTTTAACACATCTTAAATTTTTAATTATTCTTGGAACATATTCTCTTGTTTTATGATTAGATTCCAACATTTCAATATTCTTAATGGCTTGTTTTGTATCTCCAATAATCCCTTTTGTAATATATTTGTCAGTATATCCTTTTAGAGTATTTATTAAATCCAACTTGTCTTTAAATACTCTTCTCTCTTTCCTTGTTTGTTTCAATTGTTTTGCGACTCCTGTAAGTTGTATACCATTTAAATTTCCTAGCTCTATTTCATGTAAATAATCTTCTTGTTCCGCTTCTTTCTGTCTTATCTTTTCTTCTAACTCTTTCTTTATATCGTCTAAATTGCTAAATAATATATCAACATCAACTAGCAATTCTTTTACTTCATCTACATTATCTATTTTCACTTCATCAATCTCCTTTGTATCTTTATTTTTCTAATTGTTTTAAAACATCTTTAACACACTTATTACATAATACTACTTTCAATTCTCCACACTTAGTAAGCGAATTTGGTAATATTGCTATTCCTCCACTTCTTTCTGTTTGTTTTATATCTAGTCTTATTTCTGAACCACAATTGTCGCAAATATAATAATCATACAACTTGTCTGCTTTTCTTTTTACAAGGTTATTTTTCTCTTCAACATGCTGCAACTTTGTATGTTTTATCGGTTCTTTTCTGTACTTTATATCTAAGATTTTTAACATTGTTCTCCTCCTAATCGATTCTTGGTATATGATTCATGTTTTCTTCTAACATGATTTTTTCAGCTTTCTTAAGATATGCTATATACTTTCTTTTTTGTTTATTCAGTTGTTTTGTTCTTGACTTGCAATCATTTAAACTGTGTGTTACTAATTTCATTTCCTCGTCTCTTTCATGTTGATTCATACTCTTTAATTCTTTCGCTAATCTATATCCTGCTTTACTGCTACTATAAATTACTACTCTTTCCTTTTTTAATTCACTTATTTTACTTCTTACTTCTCTATCACCAAGTCCTGTTTTTTCCATTAATTCTTTTCTAGTTGTATATCTCTCTGTTGATAAATAGTTTTTTATATCTATTCCTTTATTTTTCATATGTTTACCTCTTTTTCTAAAATATTTTCATTAACTCATTTCTAAGCTTATCTTGAGACTCTCTTTCTAATTTTTGAAAGTTATCTTCTTTTTGACAAGCTCGTACCGATTCAATAAGTCCAAATCCATTTTCGATTTGTTTTTTATATTTATTAAATAAAATAATATAAATGTCTTTGTCTTTATCTATTATGTCTGCGGTATCTACTACTGTTTTTACTCCGCTTTTCACTACTACTTGTACTACTCTTTATACTACTATTTGTACTTTCAAAATTGACAGTACAAATTTTATATTTGTTCGGGCTTCCTTTTTTTCCTTTTTTATATTCAAAAAGTCCCGCTTCTATTAATTTATCTCTATATGATATAAAAGTTGCCTCACGTTTTACATCTAAGAGTGCCATCAATCTGTAGTTATCTACTGTAATCCATTCGCTCCACATAGCTTTATTAAATAGTCCGATTAACTTGTACCACAATAATTGAGCTATGCTTGGTAAATGATTAGTTTCGAGCCACTTCTCGAAAGCATTTATTAATTCTATGTATGTCATTGTATTTATCCTTTCGTAAAATTTTTAAAGGGATAAACTTATATGCGTCTATCCCTTGTTGTTTGATTTTCCAAATCTCTCTATAAATTCTTCTTTTGTTTTCTTGTAATAGCTTGTCCACGCTTTTTCTGCTAACCTCTTTAATTGTCTGTTTAATTTGTTTCCGTTCTTACCATGTACTCCATTCGTTCCACGATGGCTTTCTCTTGTTAAAAATACTATCAAGCCATCATTTATACTCTTTTGTCTGTAAGCCTTTGAAAAATAAACCTCATGCCTTTCGCAATATATTTCTGTCCTTACTGTGCTATATAATTTGCTTTTTGGCATTATGCAGAAATCTTTCTCGTGTTTTTTCAGTCTATTTACTGTCTTGTTATGCTCACTTTTTGGAACAGGATGGAAACTTTGGCTTAAATCAGTTACTATCATTGCTAATTCTCCATTATCAAATTTGCTTTCAAATCTTCTCTAGCACATTTGTATAAGCTTCTACAATCTATATGCATTTCTTGTAAATTTCTATAATGTTGATATGCCCATTGTTGAAAATCGGTTTTGCTTAATCCATTTTCTTTAGCTATAATAGATGCATTACTTTGTATTTCACACCATCTTTGTGCTAATATAAGTGCTAGAGTTGATATGCTATGTAATTCTTCTAAATCTTCTACTCTCTTACTTTTGTATCTACTAAATAAATCTCTAAATTGTTTACAATCCTCTTGACATATTTCTTCAAATTGACTTTTCATCTTTTCCTCTTTCTACATGCTCATGCATGAATACATATTCTGAATTTTCTCCCATATTTTTCAATAAAAAATCACTCGCCTGTCCTTTACTTAAATGTGTATATCTTGCTCTATACTCATAACAATATTGTTGTTCTTGTTGTTTTCTTTTTATTCTCTCTTCAATTTCCTCATCTTCGTAATTACCTTCTATAAGATATAAATCATATTTTTTTGCACTTATTCCTTCGACTGTTTTTGTATCTGTCATATAGATTACTTTATAATCGTCAAACAGTATCCTATAGCCACATTGTGGTACATCATGATATAATTTGATTGGTACAATTTTAAATAGCTTATAATCGTATTTCGTACCAATTTGAAGTACATCTATATTTTTTCTTTCAACTCCACATTCTAAAAGTGGTTTTAATAACCATTCACCACAAGCAAATCTCAACGTTGGTCTTTCTCTTGCAAGTTTTTTTATTGTTTCTTTTTTAAAGTGATCTGAATGTATATGAGTGAGAAGTATTATCTTTAATTGCTTATAATACTTCTCTAATCTTTTGAAAGTAACACCACAATCTACTAAAATTATGTCTCTTATTATTGTTGCATTTCCTGTACTGCAACTTGATATAATTTTATAGTTCATTCATTGATACCTCTTTTACATTTTCTTCACTTTGAGTCTCAACTTCTTCTTTTTCTTCTTGTTCTATTATTGTCGTTTCTTCATTGTCTACATATTCATAAGTTCCATCTGTATTAATAGTTGTCATATCTTTTTCTACTGCTTGTTGCATATCTATACTCATAATTCCCCATTTGCTAATAAGTTGTCGCAACATTGTTTTATATGCCATTCCATCAAAATCTTTTTCCCAGAATGTATATCCTTTCTTTGCTTTATATCCACTCGAATATTTCAATGCATGTTTTTCCATTTTAGCTTTTGACCAATACATTGATTTCCTAAAACCGTTTGTATATTCAAACATTGCATAATATCCAACAGTTTCTGCATTTTCTCTTTCTTCTTCATCATCTATTAGGTTAACTTCTATCTCTTCGTTTAATGGATCATATCTTACTAATTCACCCTTTTTTATTGCTAACACATTTAATTTTTTATATTGACCTGAACGAATTGCTAATTGAATATATCCTTTATATCCCAATTGAAATTGTGCTACTTTATATCCTTTTTTACTATCGTTGAAAGGCACTAAATAATATTGTCCTAATTGTGGACTTGGGCTTAGATTTAAACTTTCGCCTAATAACGCACCACTTAATATTGTTCCTGCATCACATTCTTGTAATGATTGATTTGTTGCTACTGCACTTGATATACTAGCAATAAATCTTGTTGCTCTATCCTTATCTCCTAATGTTTGATTAATTAAGTTTTTATACATATCACTTTGTATTGCTATGCTAAATTTAGGTTTGTTGGTTGTTAATTGATTACTCATAATCATATCCTCCATTTTCTAAAAATTGTTTTAATTCTCTTAATTTTGTTCTTGTTCCTCTTACAGTAAATTTTAAAGTTAATATTTCTTCTGTTTTTTCTTCTATAACAGGTGCTTGCAAGACTTTTGGAACAACAAAATTATCAAGTGCTTTCTTAGTTTCTTCTGTTTGCATTTTTATGTTTTGCTCTGCTATCCTTTGAGCTTCTTCCATTTGTCTTTGTTTTAATTCTTCTTGTCTTTTTTTCTCCTCTTCAATAGCTTTAAATCTATTTGTTACTGTTGTAATTGCTTTACTTACATTTAACGTTTGCTTGTATTCAACTAATATTTCTGCTTTATGTTCTTGTGTTTCAATTAGTTTTAAATCATCTACTATTTTATCTATAAACTGCTTAGCCTGTTCCTTCAAGCTTTTCATACTTGCTGATAATGTTACATTTATTCCAATTTGTTCATATGTAACAAAATCTATATCATTCGCATTTTTGTACTCTTCAAAATACTCTCTTACTTCTTGTTGTTTTTTAGTCTTTAATTCATTCTCTACACTTTCAATTTTTGACTTCAACTCTATGTCAGCACTTTTGTATTTTTCTGATATGTATGTTTTGTATATATCTTCAAATTTCATGTATGGTGCTAATATCTGTTCTTTTACTATTTTTCTTTGCTGTTCAACTTCTTTAAATTCTTTATTTAGGTCTGCTCTTACTTGTTTTATTGCTTTTACATTTTCATCAGTACAAACCAAACTCTTTGCACTTTCAACCTTTTTATCAACCTCTATTGATAATTCTTTCAAATGCTCTTCTATTTGAGGTAATTGTTTCACAATTATTAATTCTTGCATCTTTCTTCCTCCCATTTATCGTTTATTTCGCACTCTTCTTTTATTAATGCGAATATGTCTCCGTCATCGTCCATCTTTTCTCTCCCTCTTGATTTCTATTTAATTTTTTGCTATAATTAAATAGAATCATATGTTTATATAAGTATTTGATTTGAGTTATTTTTGCGGAGTGGTATTTGTAAAAATAACTCTTTTTATTTTGTCTACTGTTTCGTAATACATTTCATGTGTTCTATCTGCTCTTTTTAAGATATTTTCAATTTCATTTAGCTTTCTATAATGAGTTACTGCTCTTTGTTCTGCATTTTCCCATCCTTCTCTTAATTGTTTCTTTGTTTCCATTTTCTCACTTCCTTCCTAAATATTTTTTAATATGTATACAATGCTAATTGCTAGCAATACATAAACTAAATTCATTATTGCATTTATTGTTACTATTTTTGCTAATGTTTCTGCTATTGTCCACATTACAAATATAAATGCTAATGCTATTATCCAAAATATTAATCCTCTTATTATGTTTTTCATTTGTTTTCCTCCTAATTAAATTTTCTAATTTGATATATATTTGAACTTTGCCTTTTGACAAAGTTACTTTCTTCTAAAGCCTTTTTTCTTTTTTGTTGATAATAATTATCGTAGTCTTCAGCAAATACAAATATTTGCCTTCCTCGTGTTTCATGCGGTAATTCACTTGCTATTTCATAAGCTTTATCTTTCCCACAGCCTTCTAATTTTTTTATTTGTTGTACTGTGTAATATCTTGATTTTATCTCTTCCATTTTCTCATCTCCTTTACTTTTTTATTTCCACCTGGTATAATCAATTAAAAGGTGGTGATTGTTTTGAAGTTATTCATATTATTTATATCTTTAGTTGTTATTCATGCTATTTACAATTTAATAAATTTTTTAAGGTATAATCATATTGAAACACTTTTAGTTGGTAACTATACTAACAATGTAGAATTAAATACCAAAGCCAAAACATGTAAAAAAGAAATCTTAGATTATATAAAAAATTCTGGTGTTAAAGACAAACATATTAATATAGCTGAACCTATGGGTTTTGGACAACTTGTTACTGGTCGTGTTTCTGTTTTTAACAACTTACTTAGTTGTAGAACAGATGTAGCCACTACAGTCAGAGACTTACTATTAGAAGCAAAAGGAAATTATTGGTATAGATTTATTAATTCAATTAATCCTTTTTATTGGCTAAAAATCATATTGTATATCCCCAAATATCTGCTTTCTTACTTAGGTTTAGATGCTGACAGTGTCTTTGTAAAAATTTTTCAATTAATTTACTGGGCAATTGGAATTATTTTTACAATTATAATTACCGTTTTTACAGATGAGATAAAAACATTAATTTTATCATTTATCCATTTTTCTTAAGAAGTCTATATGATTCTTTCGTATAGGCTTTATTGTTATAATTGCAATATCATATATTAGCATCCACCAAAAAAGTATTTCCTTAATCATTTCCATTCTCTCATCTCCTCTCTTCGTATTGTTGTTTTTTGTCATATTTAGTTGTATAATCTACCTATCTTTAAGTGAAAGTGAGGTGATTATAATGTCTAAAGAAGAAATCATTAACGAAACAATTTCAAATTTTCGTAATGAATGTTCAAAATTAACTGAGTCTGACTTTATAGGCAAACTTCATAAACATGAAGAATTACTTATTAAGTGTATCTTAGATGCTGTTTTAAAAGATGACTAAATTTTATTTGAAAATTCTTTACCAACAGATGGTGCAATTAGTTTGCCGACTTTTTCGCCATCTATCTTTATTTCTGCATTTTTTATATTTAATAATTCCTTCAATTCTTCAACTGTACATTTTATTTCCATCCTCTCATCTCCTCTCTTTGTACCTTGTCGCATTTATTTGTTGCATTTTTGCAACTCTTTTTGTAAAAAAAATTCTGTAAATTCTTCTTCTTTAATATCTAATTCCTTACTTAAGTTTGATGCCTCTTCTAAACTCATTGGTGATTCATTAGCAATTTTTCTCCCTAATATATACGGAGAGCATGGTATTTTAGGGGCTATAGATTGAATTGTCTTACCCTTTTCAACTATTCTTCCTCTTACCTTTGAAGTATTTATCATAATTGTTACCTCCTTTTTTGTTTGTTGCGTTTTTGCAACTCTGTTATTATTATACACGAATAAAATATATTGTCAATACATTTTTGCAACTTTTTTTATATTTTTTACAATTTTTGTTGCAAAAGTTGCAAAATATGTTATAATAGCTTTAATGGAGGTTATTATGATACAAATTAATTATGAACTTGTTGGTCAAAGATTGAAACAAGCTCGAGAAGAAAAAGGAATTAGTTTAGAAGATGCTGGCAAAAAAGTTGGTGTTAATAAAAGTACTATTCTTAGATGGGAAAATGGACAAACCGAAAAATTTAAAATTCCAACTTTAGAGATACTTGCTGATTATTATGGTGTTAATCCAGCATGGTTAGTTGGTAAAGATTCTAATAAATTTTTTAATGTTGAAAAATTAGATTCTTTCGGAAATTCAGTAATCCCTATTCCAATTTTAGGCACAGTTAAGGCAGGATATGATTACTTAGCACAAGAGAATTGGATTGGAACTGTTGATGTTGAAACTTCTCTTGTTGGAAATGGTAAAGATTATCTTGCATTAAAGGTGCATGGTAACTCAATGTCCCCTGCTCTTATCGAAGATGATATAGTTATAATAAAGAAACAAAATGATTTTGAAAATGGAGATATAGTTGTTGCGATTATAAATGGAGATGAGGCCACGATAAAAAAAGGTAAAAAGAGTGATAGCAGTATTTTATTACAACCACTTAACCCTAGTTATGAGCCACTTATCTTTACTTATGATGAAATGAAAACTATACCTGTTGAAATTGTCGGTATAGTAAAACAACTAAAAAGGATATTTTAATTTATGAAAATTGTAGAAAAATTACTAAAAAAACTCAATAAAACAGATAATGTAGAATTAGCTTCACAATTGTTTAATACCCAAGTTCTAGGTAGTGATATTAATAAAAAATACAAATATCAAATAAATAAAATTTTAAAGGATTGTACACCTAAAGGTGATAAATATCCTGAACGACAGCAAGTTTTGTTAAAAGTCATTGAGTTGATTGGCAAACCACAAAATCCTAAAGAACGATTTTTAATTGCAAAATCTTATGCTTGGTCGAGAGTATCATATAGAAACAAAGCCATTTATTATTTGGAGTTTTATTTAAATAATCCATTGTACGAAGAGGCTTATATTCATCATTCACGTCACTATAATGATACCATCGAAAAAAGCAAATTATATCATTTAAGTGAAATGTATGGATATTTAGGAAAGGCTTATATAGGAGAATACGATTTTAATAAAGCTCTTCATGTTTATGAACATATGATTAATATCTTTCCTGAAGACCCTCCTTCATATATGGGAAAATGTGAAGTTCTAATTAAACAGAATAAATTATTAGACTGCAAAAATTGGCTGACTACTTGTAAGACCCTCCCATATTATAAACTTAATAAGCAATATGGAAAAACAGAAGAGGAAAATTGGTTTCATTTCACAATAAATAGATTATTAAAAGATGTTGAAGAAAAAATAACAAAAGGCTATGTGTATAGACCTAGAAAAAAGAAATAAATAAAAAGAGAAATATGTTCTAGTTTGCGACAAGGTACATATTTCTCACACATAAACACTATTGAAAGTATTTACTTTATTATTATATATGATAAAGCCTTTATTTTCAATAGTTTATTAAAAAAATTTATTGAAAAAATGGAGGTATTTTATTATGAAAGTTAGTATTAGAACAAATAAATTAAAAAAAGGAAATAGCTACACTGTTTTTGTAGATTATGGTATTGTCAATGGAAGTAGAAAAAGAGACCCCCTTGAAACATTCTCTAAGAAATCTGATGCTACAAACTATAAAGCTAAAGTTCAAACCGAAATAAACAATAATACATTTATAAATATTCCAAACATTACTTTTTCTGAAGCAATTGACGAATGGATGGAAAATTATGTTGCAAATAATTGTGAACCCAATACATCTGCTAGTTACAAAACAATAAATGAGAATTATTTAAAACCTATTCTTGGTCATATTCCATTTAAAACGATTTCTAGTCCACAAGGTATAGATATCATAAATGAATACTATAAATATCTCAGATTTGATTTAGAAAAAGAATTTGATAAAAAGAAAAACAAATATAAAAGAAATCTATCGTATTCTAGCGTAGATCATCATAAAGCACAAATTTCTGGTATATTTACTTACTTTGTCAGCACCAAAAGGCTTCAAAGCAATATCTGCTTAAATACCACTATCCCCAAAGATGAAAAAGAAAAATTTAAGGATACAGTTATTGAAGATATTGAAAACTTTGAAGAAGATGTTATTTTTGAAGAAGATTCAACAATAACTCCAGAACAAGCTATTATCATTTTGAATCTATTTATGAATACTCCTTTAATGTTACCAGTTGCGTTTGCAATGTTTCTTGGTTTAAGAAGAAGTGAAACCTGTGCTTTATTAAAAAGCAAGTTAGACAAAGAAAATGTTAGAATTATAATTAATGCTTCAAGAGTAAGATGTGGAAATACAACAATATTTAAAAAGCGTAATAAAAATAAATCTTCAACAAGAATATTGTATTTACCTAAATTATTAATGGAAATAATAAAATTAGACGAAAAAAGACAAGTTCGTAATAAAGAAATGTTACAAGATAAATATATGGATTCAAAATTTCTTTGTGTTATGGACAATGGACAACCTATAAAAGTAAATTATATTAGTGCAACTTTCAAAAAAGTTATAGACAGATATATCAAAGATAATAAAAAAAATAATCCTGATTTCAAATTTCCAGAAGTGACTTATCATAAATTGCGTCATCTTAATATAACTGCATTGCTTGAAAATGGTGCTGAATTAGTTGATGTTCAAAGTAACGCTGGTCACTCAACAATTACAACAACTATGCACTATACTCATCATTATACAGAAAACAAAAAAGAAATTGCAAATAAAATTGATGAAGTTTTTACTCCTTATATAAAGATAAGCTAATGCTTATCTTTTTCTATTTTATTCTGTATTGTACTTGCGCTTTGGACAAGTTTTGGACAAGTAAGCTTGTTTTTAGCAAAAATATAAGACTCTCAATTTCTTGAAAGTCTTGATATTACTGGTTGGGCTGGCTAGATTCGAACTAGCGCATGCCAGAGTCAAAGTCTGGTGCCTTACCGCTTGGCTACAGCCCAATATAAAATTAAAAGTATGGGGTGGAAGATGGGACTCGAACCCACGGTCTCCAGTGCCACAAACTGGCGCGTTAACCAACTACGCTACATCCACCATCTTGTAGCTCATTTGTGAGCACATTACATATTTTAATATGATTTTTCCAATTTGTCAAGTTTTTTTAGTGAATTTCTTTAAATTTTGTCATAAATATATTTTAAACATAAAATAGAGTAAAAATTGAGGTAGAAACTTATAAAGATTTCTACCTCAACTATTGATATATAGCCAATTCATATTCAATATTTCTAGCTATATTCTTATAT